GCCGTTTTCCAAAAAGCCTCCTCCGGCGGCGAGCCGATCGCGCACACCGTGCTTGTGCCGCCGTGAATCAAGGCACTCGTCACGCCCGCCTCCCGCAAAATTTCAACGGCGATTTCCAATGCAAACCCTTTGCCGATCGCGCCAAGATCAATCCGCACGCCGGGCCGCTCGAACCGCACCGTAAAGTTTTCTGCGTCCAAGTGAACCAAGCCCATCCCGACACATTCCCGCGCCTCGGCCAACTCCCCCGGCGAAGGCACCCGAAGTTTGCCATCGGCAAATCCCCAGCATCGCATCAGTGGCGCAACCGTGATGTCGAACGCGCCGCCACTCAACCCGTGAACACGCTGGGCCTCCTGTAGTAGACGAAACAACCCCGGCTCAACCGGCACCGGGCCAAGCGCAGCCCCGGCATTGATGCGGCTGATCTCACTGTCCGCCCCATAAAAATTGAGCTGGGATGCCAACGCCGCGATCTCGTCGAGCGCCTCCTCCCCAGCCGCACGCAGCCCCAGTTCATTCTCGCCATGCAGCACCATCTCAAAGCGAGTGGCCATGGCATTGCGCGCGAGGGAGACGGTTTTCATGAGAGCCGCTTTGCCAAGCGCAGGCTACGACGTCGGCAGAGGCCCGCCGACGTTGATGCCGTGCTTCAGGCAGTGCGCCGCATTAGCGATATACTTCGTGGCCCAGCCTTTCAAACCGGCTCGCTCCTCGGCGGTGAGCTTACGTATCACCCTCGCTGGGCTGCCAACAGCCATCGAACCGTCGGGGATTTCCTGGTTCTTGTACTCGCCCTTCTCGTTCACGGTCTGGAGCGAGCCAAAGGTCGACAGGCGCACGCGATAGTGCGGCCGGAAATCCTGCACCGATCCGACGGCGCAGAACCGGCGCCAGGTGTCGGGCACCGTGGCATAGGCAGCCTGCAGCGTCTGGCGGATGACATTGCCCAGGATGACCGGGAAGTCGTCGATGCCCTGGAGGCCCTGCGGGCTGATGCCGCGCTGGCCGTGACCTTCGAGGGCCGCACGAACGATGTCTTCCGGCGAACGCGAGGCGGGCCGGATCCCGTTGCGCTCATTGGTCATCGCCGCGATGTCGACCAGCCGCATGCCGCGGAACTCGCCGGGATTGAGGTCGACCGTCTCGCCGCGCTTCTTGGCAGCCTGCTCGACCATCTCAGTCATGCCGGCACGGCGCAGGATCGCGTTCGCGGCACCGCGAGCGAACTTCTCGGTCTCATCGTCGGTGATGGTAACCGAGGAACCGGCGCGAACACCGCTGGTACGGTTGCCCTGCGCTTCGCCAGCCGCGGCGAGGATGGCCGACCGCACGCCGTCGGGCGAACGCTTGTCTTCCTCGTTTTCGGTGATCAGTTCGCGGGCGCGGGTCTCGACATCGCTGCCGAAGCTGCGCGCCGTTTCGACCAGGCCAAGCGCTTCGCTTGCCGTGAGGCGGGCGTGGGTGCGCTGTTCGCCAGCGGGCTGCTGGGTCTGCGCGGGCGGCGTGGCAGGTTCGCTGCGCTGCGCCGGGGCGGACGCGGGCGCGCTCTGCGCCGGGGTGCTTTCCGGTGCGGCCGGAGCCGCGCCGCTGTTCTCGCTGCGGATCATTTCGTCTTCCTCTTGGGTTGCGGCGTGGCCGTCTTCGTGGGGGGTGGACTTGCCAGCGGAACGGACCCCCGCCCCGGCATCCGCTGGAACCGGCACAAGGCTGACTTCGAGCAATTCCCAGCCCGTTGCCCTCCATGTGTCGTATTTGCTGTTCTCGTCGGCTTCCTTGGTGATCTCCCAGCGGGTCACCTTGTAGCCGACCGAGATTCCCTTGACCTCGCCGCGGGCGACCATGCCCTCGGCCTTCCGGCCAGCCTCGGTCTCTGCGAAGGTCAGCTTGCCGACCAGTTCGCCGTTCTCGATCCGAACTTCGCTCACACTGCCGAGAACAGCGTCCAGCTCGTAAGCATTATGGGTATCGAGCAGGCGGCACAGGCCTTTCTCAACTCGGCCAAGATCGATCGCCTCGGTGCTGACCTCGAGTTCTTCGATGAAACCCCAGCGTTTCACCGCCGCGCCGGTCGAAAAGACCGCTTCCACACTGCGTGTGGCAGCATCGTAGGTCAGGGACTCTTCGCCTGCCATGCGCGATCCGCGCATCTCATTGGGGGGCGCAAGGCGTTCTTCGCGCTCCGCATCATCGCGGGCGCGTTGCGATCGGATCATCATCCGTCTGGTCCTTTCGTCAGTTGTCGCCCTGGGGGCGTAGGTATCCGGCGGCAGCCTGCAGCACGCCGCTGTCGGTGACCCGCCGCGGGTCGCTGTCGAGCGCGAGGCCGAGGGTATCGATCATGTCGTTCATCTGCTTGATGCGCTGCAGGTGTTCTTCGGCATTCTGGCCGCGCTCGCCCAAACCCTGCTCCAGCGTCTTGAGACCGGCGCGGATTTCCATGACCTCGCCCGCCAGATCCTTGATCGGATCGACCAGCCGGCGAATCGGGCGGGCATAGTCCAGCTTCACATCAAGGAAGCGACGGTCGCCGGTTTCCAGATAGAGCCGCTGCATCCGGCGGCGCACAGCGGGCATGACCAGCATGGGGATGATCTCGTTCTGCTGCCAGTCGTCGATCATGGCATAACTGCCGTTCATCGCCGCGCGCAGGCCCGAATAGTTGGCCTGGCTCACATCGCCAGTCATCAGGTGGTACGGGATCATGTTGGCGCTGACCGCCGCCAGCTGCTGCCGGATGAAATCGACCGTCACCGCCGAAGGCTGCGGGTTCAGTGTCGAAACCTGCTCACCCGGGCGAAGCCTGCCGATCAGGCCGGGGCGCAGCGTTTCGGTCGCGAGGTCGCCGGGCCCATCGTCCTCCTGCGTCGATGTCGTGCCCAGCGGCGATCCCTGACCTTCAGCCGGAGTGATGAACACCGCAAGGCAAGCCTGAACCTTCTCGCGCAGCCGGGTCGCATCCTCGATGTCGGCGATGTCCTTTAGCGTCATCGCAACCGCGCCCAGCCAGCTCGCACCGCGCGCCTGCCCGTGACGCAGGCGCTCGTACATGTGGTCGACATCCTGCGCGGAGACGAACCGGCTGTTGAACGACATGCGGGCGATGCGATCGTGCGGGTTTTCGTCGAACAGCCAGTATCCTTCGGGCAGCAGGTCGCTGCCATACTGGACACCCTGGACGATGCGGGCACCGTTCTGCAGCATGAACGACTTGCTGGTGTCGAGCTGCTCGCCCTCGATCCCGAAGACATGCCCGTCTGGCCCATTGGCATCCGGCTTCCAGAGGTTGAGCGATTCCCCGCCCACGATCATCTCGCGAACCGACAGCTTGCCGTTGGCGTACCAGTCGCCGATGCCGTCGACCTTGCCTTCGGCCCAGCGATCCCATTCGTCCTGCGCCCGCTGGCGGATCGCCTTGTCCTCGTGGACGATGATCGGCGCGATGCCGTCGCCCCACAGGGTCGCGACCAGCTGGCGAACCCCGGCGGCAGCATACTTGCTGTTCTGCACCAGATCGCGCGCGGCCCAGGACAGCTTGGCCCGGCCACGAGCATTGTCGGTGTTCGCGCCCGAGGGGCGACGGTTCCAGCCCGAGGTGCGCCGGTTGGTTTCAGCTGCTTCGTAGAGGCGCGTGGCTTCCTGCGCGGCCAGCATGTCCAGCCGCGCGCGCTTGCGCGATGCACCCCATTCGGGAGAGACGGCCCCGATCAATCCGTCGAGGCGTTCGGCGAAATTCATCGCTTACCGCGTCGAGTAGGCGGCGACCGTACTGGCCGGGCGCAGCGCGGTGTTGGACGAATTGGCGATCTGGCGGTCGCAGAAGTCGATCGCGCGCTGGATCTCGGCGACGCTGCGATAGGTCACGCGGTCGCCATCGCTTTCGACGGTCAGCTCCCCGGAGAGCAGCGCGTCTTCCAGCGCGGTCTTCTTCGCTGCATAGTCGGTCACAGATAGTCCTTTCCGCCGTCGATCCACGACGCCTTGGGTTTCGTAGTGCTGGAGCGCTTGGTCTGCTGCGTCACAGGCTCGTGCCGGTGATCG